GTATTCCAGTTATCAACTTTACACCAAGTAAAGGAAATGATAAGCATACACGTGTTAACAGTGTTGCACCTCTATTTGAGAGCGGTTGCATATGGGCGCCCACTCACAAAAGCTTTGCTCAAGAAGTCATAGAGGAATGCGCTGCATTTCCGTATGGAGATAACGATGACCTTGTAGACTCCATGACTCAAGCAGTTATGCGTTTTAGACAAGGTGGATTTATTGAACACCCTGAGGATTATTTGGATGAACCTATAATTCCTGAGGAAAAGGAATTGTATTAATATGGACAAATACGTTGAGATCATAAAACTCTTAGAGAGAATATTTGGTAAGTCAGCTGTTAGTAAATCTCTCGGCACTCGCACCAACGTTGTAAGATTTCCAAAAGGTAAACAAGGACTTGATCCAACGACTCGACATTTTGATGTAGAAGGTACAGCTAAAAATAATCCAGACTTAGTAAATACAATTAAAAATTCTATTGAAGATAGAATGGGTGACATTACCAAGATGAATGATCAGGAGTTATTAACTTATAAACAAAATTTACAAAGACTCGCAGATTACACAAGTCCGCCGCCACCGCCAATGGCTGATGTTATAGAAGCGGGCAGCAAGCAGCGAGTGACTGGAGAAGGATTAGAAAAATTAATTGAAGAACAAGGATTAGTTTCTTCACCTAAAACTCCATTAGGTTCAGCTCAACTTAATATCAAAAGAGCAGGACAAGAGATGAATAAAATTATAAAAGAAAATGATTTAGATAGTTTACTTAAAGGAGCAGGTAGAGATCAACTATCTTGGAACCGATTACATAATGAAGGTTTAGTCAGAGCAGTAACTCGACAAATTTTATCTGAAGATATTAGAGCTGGAAAAATTAAAGGATTAACTCTTGATGATTTAGGAACAAGTAGAGAGCCAATTGATTATTTTAGAAAAATATATGGAGAGGGTGCATTAGAACAATTAGATAGTTTAACTCCAGAGTTTAATAGATTGAGTACAGAACAAGAAGCTGCAAAACTAGCAAGATCTAAATTTAAATTTGAACCCGATGAGACAAGAACAAAAGGATCTACTTCTTATGAAGAATTAGAAAAAGAAATTAAAAAACCAGAACCAGAAGAAAAAGCAGATGGTGGATCTATTGGTTTAGATTATTTAATGGGTATGGATAGTAGACCTAAGTATGCAAGCGGTGGAGATGTTAAAAAGATTTTAGATTTAATTGCAAAAGCAAATAAAGAATTAAAAGGTAAAAAATCTATGGAAACAGTTAATCCTAAAACTGGAGAAGTAACAGTTCCAACAGAACCTGTTAAAACTGCAGAAAAACAAACTAAAGAATTTACAGATGATGAAATGATTTCTTACATTAAAAAATATAAAGAAGAAAGACCCACTCTTGAAGAATTTACTGCAAAAGTTAATAAAGAAACAGGTTCAAGTTTTACACCAGAACAACTTGCACATGCTTACAGAATTAAAGTTGCATATCCCCATTCTACTCCAATTGTAGATAGTGAAGGTAAATTTATTGGAGGAGGTTTATATAATCCACCTTTAGATGTTAGTATTTCTGATAGAGATACATTAACAAAAAGTATTGTACAAACTAGAAAAGCAAAAGGTTTAAGTGTTCCTAAAAAATATCAAGAAGAATTAAAATCAGCAGAAGTAGTAGAAACACCTGAAACACCACCAAAGGCAGGAGAAGGAAGATTTACAAAACAACAGGTATTAGAAAAAATTATACAAAGTACGATTCAGGCAAACCCAACAGATGAATATGTACAAAAAACATTTCCAAATTTTTTAAAAGAAATAAGAGAAAAACCTGAACTTGCTAATAATGAAAATGTTTGGAGAACATTTACACAAGATTTTCCTGAAAATAAAAGACTTGTTGTTTATGGTGATGACACTGTAGATTTTTTTACAAAAGGAGAAAATTTACCTGAAGGAATGAAACAAACAGAAGATTTAATTAATACTTATGGAATCAGTATGGAGGAAGCTAGAAGAATAAAACAAATGGAACCAGAAGATCAAGTTATGGAAATTAAAAAATTACAAGTTTTAAAAGGAAAAAAATATAAACAAGGAGATCCAATTACTGAAGAAAATTTTGGGAATACTCCTTTTGCACCTAGTCAAGAAACTTTAGATAATTTAAAAAAAGCAAGAGAAATGACTAAAGGAATGAGTTTAGAAGAGGAAATGAATATGGTTTTAAATCAATATGACAAATCAATGTTTGTAAAAAATGAACAAGGGATAGTTGATGTAACTAATCCAGAGAATGTTCAAAAGATGGCATTACTTTTAAAAAGAGATCATCCTGAGCTTTACAGAAGACTTGAGATGCAAACTGAACCTAATATTTTAGAAAATTTTGATATTACAGGTAGAAAACCAAATAAAGATGGTGGCTTAAATCATTTACTAGGATTCTAATATGGATATCGGTAAATATAAACAAGCAATGAGTTATTTGCTTAATCAAAATGCAACTCTTAAAACTTTTGTAATAAATCCAGAAGCTCGTTTAATAGATAATGATCCACCTTCATTAGTTGAAACTTTTGCAAATGGTGGAAGAGTTGGATTTAAAAATGCTGGACTTGCAATTAATGAATTACCAACAGATGTTCCACATTATAAAGGAAGTAGATTAGAAACTTTTAAAAAAGGTTTAAAAGCATTAACAGAATGGAAGAAAAATCCAACTGCGTACAATTGGATAAAAGCTTTTGGTTATAAATCAGAAAGTGGTCAAAATAAACAAACGGAGTTTGCAAAAGATTTAAGAGATTATATAAAAGGTAAATTAACTAAACAAACTACAAAAGAATTATTTGATAGATTAGAAGTAAAAAATTATTTAAAAAATAATATTAATGATATCAAAGATTTAGATAAATCTTTGATAGAAAAAAGACAATCAGCAGGAACACAAGCTAGAGCTGAAAGCCAGTTAGCAGCATCTGCTGAAAGAATCGAACCTATAAATGAACAGTTTAAGAAAAATCCAAACATAGGTCTTGAAGAATTAACAAAAAATATATACGGAAAAGAATTTACTAAAGTTGATGATATAGAAAAATTAAAACTAGCTACTCAAGTTTCAGATGATGTTGCTAAATATCTTGAAGCTTTAAAAGGTATCAGAGGGGGAGTTAGTGGATTACCAACAGGAGATAAATTAAAAAAAATAACTAATGTTATTGAATCAAATACTCCAGGCTATAGATTTAGAGAAGGAGTTTTAAGAAACTATAAATTTAATGTAGCAGATGAAGCAAGAGGTTTTGATTTTAATTATACTCAAAATTTAAGAGATAAAATTACAGAGGGTGCTAAAAGAGTAGTAGATGAATCTGTTGGTCTTTCTGCAACATTTAAAAATGCACCTGGATATTTAGAATCTACTCAATTTTTAAAACAAGCTACAAATGAAATAAAGTCAAAACAAATAGACAAACCATTTAGTGAAGCTTTTTCTGCCGCGTTAGAAGGAGATACCTCTAAAGTTGCAGATTATAATAAACAAGCTTTAAAATTTAAAACTAGATATCCTAACGTAGATGTTCCTTTTATAAAATATGGAGATAAATTATCTGATGTTAAAAAATATGTTAAGAATTTTGATGATTTTTCCGATGCATCTAAAGAAAATATTTTAAATATAGCTAAAGAAAGAGGCATAGTTGTAAAAACAGATTCATTACCTCTACCTGTTCTTGTAGATAAATATTTAGAAGCGAGGGAATCAAAAGGATTAGATAGATCTTCAAAATTAAAAGCAATAGGTCTTTCACCTAGAGGACATTCTTTAAATGTAGATGTTATTCCTGGACTAGGTGCTTTATCAGAAACACAAGCAGCTAAGACGGCAGGAAAATTAGCATTAGGTGTTTCTAGAAGTACAGGCGCTCCTATTAATGCTGTTCTTGGTGCATTTTTAAATGCTCCTGAATTAAGAGAACAAGGATTTGGAAGATTAGATGCAGCTCTTTTAGGAGCTGGAAAAGGAATGACACAAGATTTATTAAATTTTGGAGCTGATGTTTTAAAAGCACCACAAGCTTTATATAAAACATTTAAAGAAGATCCAAATACAAAAAAAGTTCGTTGGGAACAATTTTTAGAAAATTTAGGACCAAATTATTTTTCTTTTTATGATAAAATGACAGATAAAGCGTCAGAAAGATTAAGCACAAAAGAATACATAGATAATCTTGCACAGTTAGAATATGAAAAAGAATTAAAAAAAGTAATGCCAGCTCCAAGTATATCTGAAACAGAAATGTTTGATACAGACCAATATTTAAATGAAGAATTATTTAAGAAAAAATATAGAGAAAAATTATTTAAACAATTTCCAGAATTTAAAGACGAATATAATTATGTAAACAAAGAACCTGCAATAACACAAAAAGGTGTACTTAATTTTAATGTAGAAGATTTAACTCAACCACAAGAATTAGCAAAAGGTGGTAGAGTAGGTTATGCAGATGGAAGCGGACCTAAATTTACAAGAAGAGGAGCACTAGGTTTATTAGGTGCTCTTGCTGCAACTCCTTTAGTTAAAAGTTTAACAAAAGGAGAAAAATTTTTAGAAGAAAGTAAAGTAGCTAAAGTTGCAAAACGTATACCAAAAGCTGCAGGCATGCCTGAATGGTTCCCGTCGCTAGTTGCGAGAATCGAGAAGGAAGGAAAAGATATTTCTGTACCAGTCAAAAATCTTGAAGATATGATTGTAACTAAAAAATTAGAAATAAAAGTACCCGGAAAAAAAGATCCAGAAATAATTACTATGCATAAACATCCAAATGGTTCAATTCAAATAGAAGCAGATATTTCAGGTGGTTCCTTTGATTCTCCATTTGAACTACATTACACTCCTCCTAAATCTGATATTGATTTAGCGACAGGTAAGGTAATAAATGAACCCGGAGATTTCAATGTATTAGAACAAAGACCAAAAACAGATTGGAATGGACAAATGGAAATTGATTATGATTATTTTTCGCATGAAGACGCAATAAGTGATATTGAAAGAGTTGAAAAAATTGCAACAGGGAAAAGAATACATCCAAAAAAAGTAGAACAAAGAACAGCAAATAGAAAACTTATAGAGAATGACCCTATGGAAGATGTAATGAATAGATCACCCGGACCACCTGATACACCTGATTGGTGGGAACAATAATGATTAAAAAACTAACAACAACAATACCCCCTTTAAGTGGGCCATGCTCACAAGGCTTGAATATACCTAGTAAAAAGGTTAAGGTGGTAACTTCGGAGAAAAACAATAATGGCAGATATAGACAAGGCGCTTCCAAATACAATAGGAAATAGTCAGAAACCTGATGAAGTAGCAATGGACGTTGCTGCGGCAGAACAAGTTGCTCCTCAAGGACCAACTGAGATGACTGAAAATGAAGATGGAAGTATTGATATTAACTTTGACCCTCGTAGCCCGCAGCTAGACGCTGGTGGAGATCACTTTGCAAACCTTGCAGAAGTTTTAGATGAGAATGTTTTAAATCCAATTGGTGCAGAATTAATTGACGATTACATAGATTATAAATCTTCACGAGAAGATTGGGAAAGAACTTATACAAACGGATTAGATCTTTTAGGATTTAAATATGAACGTAGAACTCAACCATTTAGAGGAGCATCGGGCGCGACGCATCCAGTGCTTGCAGAAGCTGTAACTCAATTTCAATCTTTAGCTTACAAAGAATTATTACCAGCTGAAGGACCGGTTAGAACTCAGATTGTTGGTTTGACTACACCTGAGAGACAACAACAAGCAGATCGTGTTAGAGAATACATGAACTATCAAATCATGGATGTCATGAAAGAATACGAACCAGAGTTTGATCAAATGTTATTTTATTTACCATTATCAGGATCTACATTTAAAAAAGTTTATTTTGATTCAGTTCTTAACAGACCTGTATCTCAATTCATTCAAGCAGAAGATTTAGTAGTTCCTTACACAGCAACTTCATTAGAAGATGCAGATGCAATCATTCATGTATTAAAAGTTTCAGAAAATAATTTAAGAAAACAACAAGTAGGTGGTTTTTATAAAGATATAGAACTAACACCAACAGATGATGCTGCTACAACAAATCAATTAGATGAAGCTAAGAGAAGAATAGAAGGAATTAGAAAAACTCAAGAAGCAGATATGTATACTCTATTAGAGTTTCATACATATTTAGATATTGAAGGTTTTGAGGACATAAATCCTAAAACTGGTGAGCCCACAGGTATCAAACTTCCTTATATTGTAACGGTTGAGGAAGCTTCTAGAAAAATTTTATCTATTAGAAGAAACTGGAAACAAGAAGATCCTAAAAAAGAAAAAATACAATATTTCGTACACTTTAAATTTTTACCAGGACTTGGTTTCTATGGATTTGGTTTAATCCATATGATTGGTGGATTATCTAGAACAGCAACTTCTGCTTTAAGACAGTTAATTGATGCAGGTACATTATCTAATTTACCAGCTGGATTTAAAACTAGAGGTATTAGAGTTAGAGATGACTCACAACCTATTCAACCAGGTGAATGGAGAGATGTTGATGCTCCAGGAGGAAATCTTAGAGACTCATTTATGCCTTTACCATTTAAAGAACCTTCACAAACTCTACTAGCTCTTATGGGGGTCGTAGTTCAAGCAGGTCAGCGCTTTGCATCTATTGCTGACATGCAAGTGGGAGATGGGAATCAGCAAGCCGCAGTGGGTACGACCGTAGCCTTGCTGGAAAGAGGTAGTAGAACAATGTCTGCTATTCACAAACGAATCTATGCAGCTTTAAAACAAGAATTTGGTTTACTAGCCACACAATTTAAAAATAATTTACCACCAGAATATCCATACGATGTTGTAGGTGGACAAAGACAAATTAAACAAGCAGACTTTGATGATAAAGTAGATATCATTCCAGTTGCTGATCCAAATATATTTTCACAAACACAAAGAATATCTTTAGCACAAACAGAAATGCAACTTGCTGCATCTAATCCTGGTATTCATAATACATATGAAGTTTACAGAAATATGTATGAAGCATTAGGAGTAAAAGATATTGATAAGATACTCGTACGACCTCAACCCCCACAACCAAAGGACCCTGCATTAGAACACATTGATGCTCTTGCAGGGAAACCATTCCAAGCATTTCCCGGACAAGACCATAGAGCTCATATAACTTCACACATAAGTTTTATGGCAACGAATATGGCAAAGAATTCTCCAATTGTTATGGCTTCATTAGAAAAAAATATATTTGAACATATTTCAATCATGGCTCAAGAACAAAGTGAGATTGAATTTAAAAATGAAATTCAACAATTACAAATGATGAATCAACAAATGCAACAAATGGGTGTTCAACAGAATCCACAAACAATGCAACAGATGCAAATTCAAGCTAAAATGCTTCAAGAAAGAATTGAAGCTAGAAAAGCACAAATAATTTCTGATGCTATGGAAGAATTTTTAAAAGAAGAACAACAAATTTCATCACAATTTGGAAATGATCCGATTGCAATGCTAAGATCTAGAGAATTAGACCTTAGAGCACAAGAAAATGCTAGAAAAGAACAAGAAAGTAAGGACAGAATCAATCTTGACAAGATGAAAACAATGATGAATCAGTCTACGCAAGACGAAAAACTGCAACAAAATGAAGATTTAGCTAAAATGAGAGCTAATACTTCAATAGAAAAGACTATTTTGGCTGCTAAGCTAAAAAAAGATAGTGAAAACTTTAAAAAATAGGTTATATTATGGCTATGAAAAATAAAAAAGGCTCAGAAAACAAATCTCCATCAGTAAATCAAGCTGATTTTCTAAATTCTGATGGCTACCTTAAAGGTGGAATTGATATTGAGATGACAAGTAAAGATGAAACTCAATACCAAGTAGGTCGTGGTCAGAGAAGAATGTTACCGGAGAAGAAGAAAACAACTAAGTGGTTCTAACATGTTACAGATGTTAGGTGCAGTTGCTCCTCTCGCAAAAATTCTTTTCAATACCATTGAAAAAGCAGTTCCAGATAAAGATTTACAAGCTAAATTAAAAGCTGAATTACAAACTCAATTATTACAATCCCATACTCAAGAATTACAAGCTGCAGCTAGAATAGTTGAAGCTGAGGCAAAAGCAGGCTGGTTTGCTAGCTCTTGGCGACCTCTTTTAATGTATGTTTTAATCTTTATTTTGGTCTGGAATTATGTTATTGGACCTGTTATAAAAGTATTCACAGGAGCAATTATCTCCTTTGAACTACCTGGCGATGTTTGGACATTATTAAATGTAGGACTCGGAGGTTATGTGATTGGTCGTTCAGCAGAGTCGGTTGCAAGAACGATGGCAAACAAACCGACAAACAACCAGGAAAATGGATAGGAGATAAAATGAGAAACGATTTTAAACAAAGACCAAGACCAGCATTCAGAGGTGGTGGAATTGCGCTTAGAGGAATGGGAGCTGCACTTAGAGGCGGCGGAATTGCTCAAAGAGGAATGGGAGTTGCTTTAGCTAAAGGCGGAAAAGCTTTTGGTGGAAAAGAAACTTATGGTGAAGAATTAGCAGAAGCAAAATCAGTTAAGTCTGGAAAAACTTCTCCTAAAGCTTTTGTAAAAAAAGAAAAAGCTGAAAAGCATAAAGGCGAAGAATTAAAAAGTTTAGCTAAACAAGCTAAAGCTATTAAATCTGGAAAAAAATCTCCAGAGAAATATGCTGAAGAAGAAACTGCTGAGTATATGAAAAAAGGCGGCAGAGCTAAAAAGAAAAAATAATGTCTGGACTTGGAAAACAGTTAAGAGGAACTGGTGTTGCAAAAGTTATTAATGCAAGAACTGGTTTTAAAGACGGTTCTTTTCCTGATTTAACAGGAGATGGAAAAGTTACTAGAGCTGATGTTTTAAAAGGAAGAGGTGTTTTTAAAAAAGGTGGTTCTTCTAAACCAGGTCTTTGGGCAAATATAAATCGTAGAAAAAAATTAGGTATATCAAGACCTAAATCTAAAACTACTATATCTGCTAAAGCTTATGCAAATATGAAAGCTGGTTTTCCTAAAAAGAAAAAATAATGCCTGACTATTCTGGTAATAAAATTTATAAACAAGAAAAAAGAAGACAAGAAAAATTTAAAAAATCAGAAGAAGATTTAAATAAAAAATATAAAAAGGCTATAGAAGAACAAAGTAGACAAGAAGCTTTAAATCGTTTACATCCAGAAGACTCTACAGCTGAACCAGAATTTGCTCAAGGGGGTCTAGTTGGAAGAGGTCAAGGAAAAGCAATCAAGATTAAAAAAACAAAATTTGTTTAATATGTCTAAATTAGATAGACCTTTATTTACAGATAGAAGAAAAAAACCAGTTACTGTAAAAGGAACAAAAACTAAAAATAAGGATATTTCTTTTAGTCCTGTTGCAAATCCTACCTTTAAAAAAGGTGGATTTATTGCTAGAGGTTGTGGTAAAGTAATGAAGGATAGAAAAAAAGTTACAAAGGTTTATTAATATGATTATATCTAGAGGAATGGGTAGAGCTTATATGGCATCTGGTGGTAAAGCTACTCCAGCATGGCAACGTAAGGAAGGTAAATCAGAATCAGGTGGATTAAATAGAAAAGGTATTGCATCTTATAGACGTGCAAACCCTGGTTCTAAATTATCAATGGCAGTAACAACAAAACCTAGTAAATTAAAAAAAGGTTCAAAAGCTGCTAATAGAAGAAAATCATTCTGTAGCAGGATGAAAGGGATGAAAGCAAAATTAACTTCAGCTAAAACTGCAAGAGACCCAAATTCAAGAATTAATAAATCCCTTAGAAAGTGGAATTGTTAATATAACTAATAAAAGGAAAGAAGATGGAAACAGTAGACGTAGCTTATAAACTACAACGCTTTATGAAAGCGCAGTTAGAAAACCTAACTTTAAGCATCACTTCTGGTGGTGTTGACAATATGGAAAAATACAAGTATATACTTGGACAAATTCGTACATACGAATTTTTATTACAGGAAATCTCTAACCTGCTAAACAAAAAGGAGCTAAACGAAGATGGCGGAAAAATTGTTAAACTCGACTGATGTTCAGTCAAATGAAATACCAAAGACTGTTCTAGGTCTTGAAGAAAAATACAAACAAGAAGATCAAAAAACTGTAAGAGCAGAAAATATTTCTGAATCTTTAATTGATAGTTTACCTAACCCTACGGGTTGGAGAATATTAGTATTACCATTTACACCTAAAGATAAAACCAAAGGTGGAATTATTATATCACAAGAATCATTAGACAAATTAAGAATAGCTACTAACTGTGGTTATGTTCTTAAAATTGGACCCTTAGCATATAACGATAAAGAGCGTTATCCAACAGGTCCATGGTGTAAAAAAGGAGATTGGGTTATCTTTGCTCGTTATGCGGGTTCAAGATTACCAATAGAAGGTGGAGAAGTGCGACTACTAAACGATGACGAAGTTCTAGGGACTATTAAAAATCCTGAAGATGTTCTTCATCACATTTAAACATAGGAGGCACTATGCCAATTGAAGATAAAAAACCAAAGAACGATCCAATGATCGATGTCGGTGAAAAAGAAGGCGCTGAGATTGAACTGGATAACAACGAGCAAGCGAAAGCTGCTGCGGAGGAGAAAAAGGAAGAGAAGATAGAAGTTCAACAAGAAGCTGAAAAGCCAGTTGTTGAAGCTAAAGAAAAAATAGAAGATAAAAAACCTTTAGAAAAAAAGGTTGAAACTAAAAGAGATGATTTAGAAGAATACAGTGAAAGTGTTAAAAAACGTATTGCTAAATTAACTCATAAAATTAGAGAAGCTGAAAGACAAAGAGAAGAAGCTATTAATTTTGCTCATTCTGTTAAAAAAGAAAAAGAACAGATTGAATCAAGATTATCTAAAACTGATCAAAAATATGTTTCAGAATTTGAAAACAGAGTTAAGTCTAGTTTAGATAATGCAAAAATAGCACTTAGATCAGCTATCAATGCAGGAGATATAGATGCTCAAGTTTCAGCACAACAACAAATTGCTGAATTAACTTTAGAAGCAGCTAGATTAAGTAATTTAAGAGTTAATCAACAAGATGTGGTTAATACTCAAAAAGAAGTTACTATAACTCCTCAACAAACAATTCAAACTCCTCAAACTGATCCTAAAGCTGAAGACTGGGCTTCTAGAAATAGTTGGTTTGGTAATGACTCTGCAATGACTTATACTGCATTTGATTTGCATAAAAAGCTTGTAGAAGAAGAGGGATTTGATCCTAGAAGTGACGAATATTATGCAGAAATTGATAAGAGAATAAGACTTGAATTTCCGCATAAATTTGCTACAAAGGAAACAGTATCTACAGAAAATACAATTAAACCTGTACAGAATGTAGCTTCGGCTAATCG